GTGATGCCCATGTCGCCGCGGAGCCAGAGGATGCAGCCGCCAACATTCGTCGCCTTGAAGTCGCGGCGATTCAGGATGTACCAGGCTTTGCGGTTCATGGGCTCAGGCGGCGGCGTCCCACTCGGTCCAAGCGGGCATCAGGATAATGTCGTCGGTGCAGCGGCAGTTGGGGTGGATGGAGCCGGGCGGCCCGTCGGGCCACGGGATGTTCAGCGGGAGCACGGTGCCGTCGAGCTGGTCGCACCGTCCGCACGTGCGCTTGTCGCCGGCGGCGTTCCACCACTTGAAGGGCACCAGGGTGCCCGCCACGGCGGGGAAGGGGCGACGCTGCGGGGCGGGCGTCTGGTCGAGCTCGGCGGCCAGTCGACCCTCGTCAGCGGCGACCTGGAGTCTGGAGCGCTCAAAGTAGTTGCTCAGCTCGGCCTCACGCTCGACGTTGTATGCCCGCGCCGTCTCGGTGGTGGCGATGACGCGGAGCCGGCCGTCCAGGCCCTTGGCTGCGACGGCGACCGCCTCGCGGGGCTTGGCGCCCTCCTCGAGCTGTCCGGTGGCCAGGGCGCGGAACCGGCGGGCCAGGTTGGCCCCGAGCCACAGCGCCCACTTCCGGTCGTCCTCGTCCTCGCCCACCAGCTCCTCGGTCGGCAGCAGGTAGGGTGCCTCCTCGGCGGCCAGGGCGAGCTGCTGGGCCAGCGTGGCGTGCGCCGCGGTCTTGGCGTTGAGCCGGCCGGCCCGGATGATGCGCTCAGCCGCGACGCGGAGCAGCAGGGCCGCCTCGGTCACCCTTCGGTGGCCGTTTCCCTCGGCCCTTGCGACGGCGAGCGCCACCGTTGCCCGGAGCGCCCGGAGCAGCTTTGCCTCCTCGCGGAGCATTGCCGCCAGGCTTCGGCGGTACAGGCGCGCCCACCTTCGGGGGATCCTTCTGACCTTGGTCGCCATCGTCGTCGCCGTCTGGGTCGTCGTCGTCGTTGTCTGCGCCGGCGCCCATCGCCGCCATGGCGTCGTGCATTTCGGCCATCTTGTCGGCCTTCGCCTGCTCCAGCTCCTCGACGTAGGCAGCCACGTCCTTGATGCCGTAGAACTCGGCGCGCTTCTCTACGGCGGTCTTGAGCGTGATCAGGTTCGCGTCGAGGTCGTCGCGCACCGTGTCGCCCAGGGCCTTCTGGTCCTCCGGCGTGGGCCGGAAGTACGGCGGCCAGGTGACGCTCAGACTAGGCGGCTGCCACGGCATCGCCGTCCCCCTTGTCGTCGTCCCAGCGCCCGAAGATGGGGATCACCTGCTTGAGCCCAGGCACCTGGAGCTTGCCCGCCTTGCCCAGCACGTAGGCGATGCGGAGCAGCATCGTCGCCGAGGGGATGATCAGGCCGTCCTCCACGTCGTCGCGAATCTGGTCGCAGCGGTCGATCTGCCGTGAGCGGAGCGCCTCCAGGGCCTTGCCGCTGACGCTGGTCACGAAGCGCACGGTGTCCAGGTCGAGGAACACCACGCTCAGCGCCTCGGCCAGCTTGCCGCGTAGATCGTTGCAGTGGTCGTCGATGGCCTTGAGCGCTTCGCCGGGCAGCGTGTGGAGCTTCACCTGGACGTCGGGGGCCTCGTACTGCCAGACGTCGCCGGGGCTCTTCTTGCGGCCCTTGCGCACCTTGCTGGGGCCGGCCTGGTAGACACACGTGGCGTCGTCGGGGTGCTCGCCGCCCTTGGGTGAGGCCGGGTGCCCCTTGCGCACCGCGGCGCTCGACGGGTTGGAGCCGGGCTCCACGCCGATCTCGGTCCACTGTGGATCGCCGGCGTACAGGGCCGCCCGGTGTCGCTGCGAGAGCGAGAAGTCCAGCGCCTCCACCTCGTCCAGCAGGTTCTCGTGGATGGCGTGGCCATCGTAGACCCCCTCCACCGAGCAGCCGCGCATGAACGGGTACCAAACGACGGGGCAGAACCCGAGGCCGTGCTCGTGGGTACGCTCCGGGTCGGCAACCCACTTGACCGGCGCGGCCTCGTCGGCGGCGATCTCGGCCGGATGGTATGTCGTGTCCTTCTCGTTGTCGATGACCCGCCGGTACATGCGGGCGCGCACCTTCCAGGTCAGGCTGCGGCCCTCCTGGTACTGCTCGAGATACGGGTACTTGATTTCCAGCCGCTCAACGTTGCCGTCCACGTCGAGCTCCGGCTCACACCAGCGGGCCTTGACGGTGTCAGCGATGAGCTTGCCGTTGCGGGCGCCCAGCACGAGCGCCGCGCTGCCGCAGCCCATCCCCGCGGCCAGGCACTCGCGGGCCACCCGCTCGAAACGGGACTGCTTGATGCATTCGAGCACGAACCGGTCGCCGAGCTCGCGGTCGTCATCTTCGAGGGCGTCCTCGTCATCCCAGGGGCTGTCCTCGTCGGTGTTGCCGATCTTGGCTGTCGGGAACCGCCCCTCGCCGAGCACCAGGTCGACGAAGCTGTCGATGGCAGCCCGCACGATCGGATAGATGATGCACGGGGCCCGCTCGCTCAGTGGCGCCTCTTCGCTGAAGAAGTGCGGCCGGCCCGTGTACTGGGTGCCCTTGACCCACCGCTCCAGCTCTGCCAGCCGCTTGGCGCGCGGCGACAGGTGGGCCAGCACGGCCTTGGAGGCTTCGCCGTGGCCCTCGAGCTTGGAGAAATCGGTCATTCGAAGATGAACCCAGCGGCGCTCGGCTGCTGGTCGTGGGTGTTGTGGTCGTGGACGACGTGGCGCCGGCGGTCGGGGCCGCTACAGGCGTGCAGGGCGAGCGCAAGGGCCCAGGCGCGGTCGGCGTGGCCCTTGTCGGTCTGGGGGGCGTCGTAGCGGACGTTTCCCGCCGAGGTGACGATGCGCCGGATCGAGCACAGCTCGTCGCGCAGCATCGTGTCGTCCCGGGGGATGCGCACCATGCCGCGCTGCGGCTCGTGCTCGTCAGCGTCGGGAGGCGCGGGGCTGGGCTCGGTGAAAGCCCAGTACATGCCCGTGGCGAGGTCCTCTTTGACGTTCAGGGTAAAGTTGACGGGCTCGACTCGCGTTCGCCCGTGCTTCTTCTGGAGCTTCTCGGCGGGGAAGGTGCCAAGCCCGGTGGCGTCCACGCATAGTCGACGGCATCGGTACTTCGGGCCAAAGGCCAGTGCGGCCAGGTTGTCGATGTCCTCCTGGCTCGTGCGACTGCGCCCCTCGGCGTGCTGGAGCCAGCGAACCCCGTCGGGCGCCACCTTGATGATGACGAGCTCGGTGCGGTCGCTGGTGCGGCCGACGTCGAGGCCGGCGAAGCACTGGCCCTGGTAGCAGAACGCGTTGTCGACGGTGCACGCCTCGATGGCCGCCGTCGGCAGGTACTGCTGGAGGTTGTCGACGAACTTGCAGCGGAACAGCTGGTCATAGACACGCGGATCGCCGCGAGCCATGCGCCAGCACTCCTTGTCGCTGACCTTGAGGCCCTGCGTCCGGGCCGTGTCGATGTCGACCTCATGGAGCCGATAGCCCTCGTGCTGTTTCGGATCGGTCCAGAGGCCATGCCAGAAGTTCCCGACGCCGTTGGGGGTCGAGCCAGCGCGAAGCCTGTAGCCGTGCATCACGGTGCCGGCGGCGCCGTCCCAGACCTCCTCGGGTTGGGCGTGGTAGGCGACCTCGTCCAGAATGACGTTGCCCGAGTAGGACCGGCCGCCCGACGTGCTGGGCAGGGCCAGGATGCGCCCACCGCTGGCGAGCTTGACGCGCTTCTGGGTCGGTCGACAGCGGGCCCAGAGTGAGCCGAGCCGACCGAGCGCCACCGCGTGCCGGGCGCACTTGTCGAGGACCTCAACGGCCTCGCGCTCGCCGATGCTGACCACCGTGGTCGTTTCGCCGAACAGGCCCCAGAGGACGCCAGCGGCTGCCATGGTGTGGCTGAAGCCGTTCTGCCGGCACTTGTTGACCAGCGCGAACCGCCCCCAGTCGAGCAGCCACTCGAGCTGGTAGGGGTAGAACGTGGTCAGCCAGAGCTGGACCGCCCTCCACTCAAAAGGCGGTAGCGCTCGCTCAAGCGCCCGAAGCGTCTTCGTTGCTTCCGGGCTCAGGCTCGGCAGCATCCTCGTCCTTGTCGGGTGTGACCTGGCCAAACAGGTCTTTCATGACCTTGCTAGCATCGGCCGGCGTCGCCTCGATGGTGGTCGAGACCTCGTGCTTCTCGGCGGCCTTGGCGCCTGCGATTTGGGCCCAGGTGTCCGCTGCGCGCACCGTGGTGCGGTACTCACCCTTGGCCATGGTCTTCTGGAGCACTTGGCTCAGAGCCGAGCAGACGGTGCGGCCAACCTCGTCGGGGTCCTGGACCTCGGCGCGGACACGGCGACTGGCCTCGGCGGCGTACTTCTCGACAGCAGCCTTGGACACGCCCCAAACCTGGGCCAGCTCCTTGCCAGTCTTGCCGCGCCGCCACTGCAGGTCGCGCATCAAGTCGGCGATGTAGTCGACCCGATCCGCCACGGCTTTGAGGCCAACCGCGCGCGCGTGACAGTCTGAGGGAGGTGTGTTCTGGCCCTTCCCCTTCTCCTGCCCATGTCCCACACTGTCGCTCAATTCAATACCCACGGGTCATGCAGCACCGTCGCCCGAGCGCCGCCGATGAAGGTGACCATCTGGACGCAGCCGCCGTCTTTGCAACGCGGGCAGCTGGCGTTGTCCAGCCCTCTCACGAACACGTAGGGGTTACCCTGTGCGTCGCGCTGGACGTCGTCGGGGTCGACCTGCCTGAGCTGCTCGAACACATCGCCAAGCTCGTCGACGTGCCGGATACGCCCCCAGGTGCCAGCGGCGGGGTCAGCCTGTGCCGTGTGGCTCTGCTCGGGGCTCATCGGCGTTTCTGGGCGTCCGGCCCGGGTCCCTTGCAGTTGACGTAGAGCGCGCGCCAGCAGGGGCGGCAAAGCCCGTTGATGCCAAGCGCGGCGAGCAGCCGACACCAGCGACAGCCACCCATCAGCCAGCCTCCCCATCGCCCCGCCCCTTCAGACTCTCGCGGTCGGCCATGACGTCCTCGACATCGGGCTCGCCGCCGCCGTACATGTGCAGCGACGTGCCGGTGATGATGGCGCCGCTCTTCTCAGCCTCGAGCCGGTCACGGGCCACCAGGGTGGCGTGGACGACGGCCAGGGCGTTGAGGCGGCTGACGGAGGACGCGTTGGCGTTGCCGATGAGCGACCGCATCTGGTCCTCGACGGCGTCAAGCAGGGGTTCGGGCTCCATGGTTGCTCTCTGACTCCTTTCCGGCGATTTCCGCTGCCGTGGGCGTGTGTGGTCAGGCGACCAATGGGGTCGGCTGTGTGCTATGCTGGGGCTCGTGGGACGCGACGCTTATCGAGCGCTGGCGGTGGTGGCGCCGGCGGGTGACGAGGGGCCGCGGGAGGTTCCGATCGAGCCCAAGCCGTTGCCGCGGGAGTTTCCCGAGGGGTGGCGGTGTGGACTGTGCGGGCACGAGCCGATCGAGTTGGTGGTGACCAGCGACGGGCCCAGGTTGTTCTGCTCCTGGTGCGAGTCGGTGCTGGCCAGCCAGCCCTTCGATGATGGCGAGGGGGGTTGACGCGAGCGGCCCCTGGGGTGGGCTTGCGTGTCCCGCTGGGGGGACAGCCGCTGACGCGTCCATGGGGAAGGTTCTCGGGTGTGCGCCTCTCCGGTCAGAACCAGCAGTGGCAAGCTACAGCGCCGAGGCCTTTCACCCATATAGTGTTTCGCGTGGCTTCTGATGGCTTCTGACGGGTTCTCAGGCCGTCGGCTGGCGAGCAACTTTCCGTTGCAGTGCGGCCACTTCGCCGGCCAGCCTCGCGTGCGCGCGTGCGAGGGCCTTGGTCGTCTCCTCGCTCATCGTGATAGCGTCGCGCAGCTCCTCGAACCGATCGGCCACCACGCTGGCCAGCGCGTCGATGTCGTCCACGAGATCGGCGCGGCGGAGCGCGGCGAACGTGGTCCAGCACCGGCCGCCCCCACGCCGGCCCTTGACGCCGCCGCCGAACAGCAGCCGGTGGCCGGTCTCGGCCTCGAGCCGGCGCAGTCGGCGGCGCAGCCGGCGCATGTCCTCGCCCGTGGGCTTGCCCTCGGGGCCGGAGCACCACTCATCGCCGAGCAGCTGGGCCACCTCGCGCATGGTCAGTTGCTTGGACAGCCTGAATCGCATCGGTCGTCGCATCACACCACCTCCCGGACCAGTACCAAGGCTTGGGACAGATCGACCTCGCCCTTGTCACGGCGGAGCGGCTCCTTGAGCCACCTGCCAACGAGCCAGCGAACCTCTTCGACCCGCCAACGCCTGCTTTCGGGTCGGTCGGTTGCACAGATGATGACCTCCCCCACCCGGGGAACCTGACCGTGAAAGACGCAGACGTCCTCCCCGCCCACCGTCCTGACCATGTGTTGTTCGCCGATGTGGTACATCAGACCTCCACACTCGTTGGCGGATACACGCCAAACTCTCGGACACTGTCCCCCACAACTTGCGACCGGCATGATGAACAGATGAGCGCCGGGTCATTCTCGCTGTCCAGCACTCGGTCCGTAGTCCCGCGACAACGTGGGCAGACAAGCGGGGCGGTGCGTCCGTCGAGGTCCTTTTTTGCCACAGCAAGGCAGCGTCTGCATATGTAGAGCGCCGGTACTTCCGCCTGCAGCGGCTCCCATTCGTGCGCCGAACAGCCAATCACGATTCCACCTCCACCCCGAGCTCGGCCAGCAGCTCCAGCGCCGCCGCCCTCATCCGTCGCTTGCGCGGCAAGTCCAGCTTCTCGTCGAGCAGCTCAAGACGCCGCATCTCCGCCGCCGAGCCCGCCTCCTGGTGTGCCTTCCGTGCCTCCGCGCGGTGCCGGCGGGCCACCCGCTCATAGGCCCGGTGCGCGTCGCTCAGAAGCCGCTGGGCGTCCTGCTCGGCGTTGTTGACGGCGATCAGCTTGACCTGGACCGAGGCCTTGGCCAGCTGCATCTGGTCCAGCGCTCGCTTCGTCGCCGCCCCGTCCTGCCGCCGGCGCGCTGCGGTGACCTCGGCGCCCGCCCGCCGCTGCGCCTGAATGGCCTTGGATGCATCGCGCTGCCGCTCGAGCTTCACCCGGCGGATCAGGTTGGCCGCCAGATCGTACTTGGCCCGCTGCTCGCGCTCGCTGCCCTCGCCGTCCGGGGTGTCACAGCGCGGGGTGAACTCGTTGCGCTGCTCGTAGGCCACCTCGATCGCCCACTTGTGCGCCGAGCACAGCTCGCGGAGGTAGCCCTGGATCCGGGTGGCCTTGCGGATCGCCGCCATCTGCGACGACGTGAACGCCGGGGGGCTGACCCAGCCGGGCATCAGCTCCCACGCCAGCTGATCCTGGCCGGGCGCGCAAGGGCCGCCGCCATCGAGGGTGGAGCCCCAGCGACCGATGGCCGCAGCGCTCTCCTGGTAGAGCCAGAGCAGGTCGGGGATCGGTCTGAGGAAACGCAACAGGACACCTCCGCTTGCACGCATCCGCACTTTCGGGTACGGATTGGGAGACGTCGGGGCGGCGTCCTGGGCCCTCGTCGGTGGCAGCCGGCGGGGGCTTTCGTGCGTCTATGGCGCTGGCTTCACCCTCTCCCTCAGCCACTCTCGCCACTGCCTTGCCACCACCGTGTCGAACCATGGCGTGCGCTCGAAGTCGTCGCCGAGCATCTGGTCGCACAGGCC